ACCGACTTACGATACGGGTCGGAAATCTCCTGCAAATCGGGGTGATCCAGAACTGGACTCCACTTCTTTTGGATTTCTTCAGAAAGATACATTGTAGTCTCCTTGATTGGTTTTTTGTTTTACCTAAGTTTATTTATAAAAATTTTACTTTTTAATCTGTTTTGAAATAGCCTGAGCATACTTGTTAATAGATGAAGTTTCATCAAGGAAACTGGAGTCAACCGTATCGGTCAACTTTTCCTCTGAAATAGCAGACGCACCTTGTTTCGGGAAGTAAGTTTCCTTAACAACTGCGACCTTTTCAGCAAAGATTTCAGAGTCACCAAACTCAACGTCTGCCAACAATGAGGTCAACTTCTCTGCTTCCGTCAACGTCAAGTCTTCTGATGCCTCTGCGATAACTTTCTGTCGCAACATGGTCTCATTTTGACCTTTGAGATCAACGGTAGCCTCAATCTGTTCGTTGAGTTTACCTTTCAACTCTTCGATTTGCTGTTCCATTTCACCTAATACATCATACTTTTCTTCAGGCACTTCAATATAATGTTCTTTGAAAACCACTTGCAGAGACTTGATGAAGTCTTCGGTGATCTCTGTACGAAGCCCGCGTTCAATAGCGAGTTCATTCTCTTTCATCCAGTTCTCAGCAACATAGTTGAGGTATTGATCTACCTTTTCAACCATATCTTCCTTGAACTTTGCAGTCTCAGCGGCAGCTTCTTCTGCAAGTTCTGTCTGAATACTTTCAATTTCGTTAGCAAGACGAGCAGTTACGACTGTCTCAAACAGTTCTGCGGCCTTGACCTTGAAACCTTCTGATAAATGTTCTTCGTCGGCAAAGAGAGTTTGAATGTCTGCCTCAAAAAGAGTTTCTTCGGATGACTCATCTGATTCTTCCTCAGACTCAACTTCCGCAACTTCCTCTTCTTCCGCGACAACTTCAACTTCTTCTTCTTCGACAGATTCTTCGTCTTCGTTGATAACATCACCAGAGAAGGGATCAATCTCGTCAACTTCCTCTTGATGTACGTTACCTTTTGAAGAAGGTTGTGCAACAACACTGGCAGTGTCTTCTCCGCCTTCGTAGTTAGGAGCCTGTCCTGCACCTTGGTTTTGCAGTTCACCCATCTTGCTCAACTTTGCAGCAGCGGCTTTACCGATGGGGGAAGTCAATCCACCATGCTTGTCGCCAGTACCAGAGAGGTCTTGCATTTCGGGGTTAGCATTGGAACTACCCTGTGTAGGATTAGTAGAATCTCCAGGCGTAGCATTGGGCTTTAAGTTCTCCGCTGCAGCCTTTTCTTCTAGTTCATTGACTTCTTCAGCGAGTTGTAGAGATTCTTCGATCTCCTTACCCTTCTTGAGAAAGTCTCTGATTTTGCTTTCTACGCTCATTTTTATTCTCCTTTGAGATTTTGCGTTACTGATAATTATTTATACAAAACTAGATTTTTGATAACTTATCAAGGAATGAACTAAACACTTGAAGTTTCTGTTCCTCCAGTTCACGGGAACTAGCCTTACGAATAGTCGCCTGTGCAATGTCCATTTCTTTTTCAGTCCAAATTCCGTTTACCATCATCCATTCTTTGTTCTCCATGATACCTCTAACAAAGGCATCCGGAGCGGATGGGTCTGCCACGATGTCAGCAGCAGTAGATAAGATAAAGTCATCTTGAACTTCATTGATACCATTCTTTTCTTTGATTGAACCAAGGCCTCGTGAACTAACTCCGAGTTGTGCGCCTTCGTCCATAAGATTCTTTACGATATTACCCATAGGTGTATCAAGAATTTTTGCTTTACCAATCCAGTTATCACCACTTTCTTTCAGAGAGGTGATCATATGCGATACACGATCCAGATTCAGAGTAGGGCCATCGGGGTGACCGAGTTCTCCCATTGCTCTTTTCTTATCTATCTGTTCTGTACGATATCTGTCTACCTCTTTACGCATAATCTCTTTTGGATATGAGCGATTATTACGATTGGTGAGATTTGATTGTAAGAAAACACCTTCAATGTAAAGGTTTCTCTTGCCATTCTTTTCTTCTGAGATGTATTGGATGTCCTCAGTGACTTCGGTTATTAGTTTCATTTTATCCTAAGCTCCCGTCAGCGCCTTGGTGTTGTTGTGATCCGTATCCAGCAATCTTGGCGCATTTAACTACGACTGAACCACCAGCACCACCGGCAATGACAACTTCTATATCATTTGTGTTTTCATCGTTGTCACTGAATCCGTTGAAGTCTAGTGTTCCACTCTCCATAAGTTCCCAGAGGACTACACTATTTCGTTGCACTTTGGCACTAGCGCCAGAGGACAATGCCCATTGAAGTCCTTTGATGTCTACTGTAGGAGAACTCTGAGTTTCTGTTGACTTTTTGAGGGTCGTGGCAAGTGCAATAGTGCCAGTCGCAGCAGTACCGCGAACACAAACTACACCCTCCACTTGTGTTAGTTTTAAAACATCGACTACGACTGCCATTTAGTTTCTCCTAGTAACCTTTTTTCTTGTGATTGCCGTGCGACCCTTCTTCTAGGACATCTAGTTCATATGTATCGCACTTTTCAATTCCATGTTCAAACATTACCGTGTACCACCAGACCTTACCAGCCTCATCGGGTTCGGCATGTTCTCCCATGATGGGTTTACCTTCACCAAACTTGGGATGGGAAACCTTCATGGCACACATATGAGTAAGTTTGGGTTCTTCAGAACTACCCTGTTTCGGGGGAGTCTTGTCGCCCTCATTACCAACCTCAGTGGGATGATTAGCAGAGGGTTCACCCCTCATTGCCTTGTCTACCCCTTTGGCTTCTTCTCGGAAATCTTTAAACGTCTTCATCTGTGACCTCTTCCTCTGATTCTTCTGCGTCCGGAGCATCTTCTAACCCCATCGCTTGCATTTCTGGATCGTTAAAAACTTGCGGGACAACTTCTGCCTTTCGGACAGCGAGCATGTCATCCGCACGTTTGTTCATGATACTATAGAATTCGTCTTGAGCACCAGTAAGGTCACCATCAGCCCACTTATCCATCATGTTCCTGATGGAATCTTGAGGCGTTACCTCATCTGATACTTCCAATTCAATGTTTTCAGCTTCTTCACTCATTATTATCTCCTACTACATTATCTTCTGGTTGACTAGCACCGATCTGCTGATCCATCAAAGCAATTTCGTCATCCGTTAAACGCAAAATGTTCTTTTGAACGTACTCTTTACTGAACAATTGTCCTACATACGGTGCGACACTGTTCAGTATTTCCACTCTACTTCTCAAAACTTCTTGTTCTTTTGACTCGGTATAGTATGCGTCTGAAGCAAACTTATACATTAAGTCTTCTCTGATTTGAGGCCACTCGTCTTCTCGGATTACTCCTTTGAGAATCAACTGTGTCTTGAGTAAATCATCAAAGACACCGGCGAACCTTTTCCTCAGTTTAGAAATGAACTTGGTAAATTTAAGTTCATCCCTTGTAATTTCCGCAGATCGTCCAAAGTTAAGTCCTGCCTGTTGTTCTAGTCGAGAGACCGGAACATTCAGTGATTGATATAGTTTCTTCTGAAAGTAAACTACGTCTTCAATCTCACCTAAATTTTGGCCGCCTGGCAATGTTTGAATTTCTGTTCCTCGTCCACCTTCTTTTCGTGGCAACCAGAAGTCTTCAAGCATTGACATAAACTTTTTGTCATCTCGGATTTCTCCGGTATCAGAATCGTAAACCAATTTGTTACGATACCGATTCATAACATCTTTTAGATATTGTTCCGCCTTACCTGTGGGCAGATTACCAACATCTATATAAAAAATTCGTCTTTCTGGGGAGCGAGTGATACGATAAATCACCACTGCGTTCTCCATCATTCTCAATTGGTTAGCAGGGCGAATCGCTTTATGAAGAAAAGATAGTGGTATGTTTTTATCTTGATCTATTAGACCAGATGTGCAATAACATACCGCGTCCTTGCTAACCTTGATTGCCTTGTCATTTACAACATCTGTTTTATATTGTTGACTACTATTTAAGGCAATTCCTTTTTCATCAAAAACAAAATATTCATTTACGTCTTTGACCAGTGTTACCTGAGTCTTTTTGTCTTTTTCTTTCTTTACTTCTCTGACCTTCCGGATTTTCCTTGGGTCAACGTATCGAATGTCTTTTAGTCCCTCTTTCGGACTATCCATATCAATAACTTTGTGGAAGTAAATTCTTCCGTCAATATACCATCGTCTAAAGTAATCTTGGGCCCTAGAGTTGAAGTCCAAGATAGATAATATATTGTTGAACTCTTCATTGATGGCCTTCTTTACACTTGAAGCCAAACTAACATTATCAAGGTCGAGTACAACGGGTTTCTCATCTTCCAGATTGCTGATAGAGTCATTGACTACATCTTCAATCGCGGCATCAACATCTCCCATCATGGAGATGTCTCTGTATCTTTTTATTAACTGGCTCTCGTTATTGGCAGTACCTTCTATATCAAAGTAGGTTCCGTAATAACCACCAGCCTTTATCGACTCAAGCGATCCATCATCCGTAGGAGCGACAAAAGATTTCTCTCCTTGGGATGTTTTGGATCGCTTAATTTCGTATCCAAATAATTCCATAATTTATCCCAACACCGAGACTTAGTTCACATCGTAGTGTGTGTATTGCCAAGTCACCGTGAATTCTTCAAAAATATCATTCTGTGCATAGTTCAATGCAATTTCAGACATCTGGATCGGGAACGCATTACGCAAGGTGTATACACCGCCTGGCAGCACTGCATCGTTACGATCTAAATGTTCTACTACAATATCTACTTGATAGTCAGAAGGTGTAAGAATACCTTCATTACTTTCCCGATCATTCATTCCGTTCATCCAAGCCTCAAAGGGGGCTCGCAGACTGAATTCGGAATCGTTGACTACCGTAATAGTCCAAGGATCAAAAATCCTTTCACCAGCCAACTTCACCTCACGACCTCTGTACTGGATAATCGCGGGGTTTACGTTGGATGCTGGTAGTGCGGCGCCAGTTACAAGCAGACTATAAGATGGGTCAACGCCAGTCACGTAGCCGGGAAACGCGAGTTTCACTCGGAACTGATTAGGCCTTGCACCACCGGCGCCAAGTCTTGCCTTAAACTCTTCGATATTCATCTAACTTTCTCCTAAGTTTGTCTGTTATTTATCTACTCTATTAAGCGCCAAGTTCTTCAAACGAGATACCAGTTCTGGTAGCAATAAACGTCAGAGTGATGAAGTTGATCGACTTAGCAGGTTTAACGAAAATATCAGCCCTAAACTCGTTAGAGTCAATAACCTGTGGAGTATTATTCGTTTCGTCACAGACAACTCGGAAGTCATAGATACCCCTACGTCCTTGAACATCACGCAAGAACGGTTCAACCAACGCAACAAACTGTGCCCTTGTAAACGCATCGTTGAACTCAAACAACTGGAATTTAGCAGCAGTTGCAATCGCCTTCTCAAGGACGATAAACAGACGGCGCACGTTGATTCGGTTAAACGCAGATGGTTTCGCGAGTAGAGTCTTGTCACCAAACAAAACTATACCAGCCCCAGGCGAATTAATTACGGGGTTTACACCATTCTTGTACAGTGTATCCCTGTCTGCCTTCTTGGGAGACCAAGCAAGTTTTACTGCGTTCTTAATGACACCACGGTTAAATCCAGCGGGAGAGAACCAAGGGTCATCTGCATTGTCAGTAACAACACATGTACCAGCAACGTCACCATTCAGAGGAACGTAAACGTATCTGTCGTTGTACTTGTCATACATGTACTTCCATCCACTGTCCATTACAGCGAAAGAAGAACGAGTGTACGCACCAAGTTCGGGAGCCCCGACAATGGTAGTAGCCTCAGCACCTTCGTTTAGAACTGCACTTGCTCGTTGCGGAGAAAGGAATACAAGACAATCTTTGCGAACATCACATACATTGTCGATGATATAATCACCAACAGTAGCACTGTGAGCAGAGTTCATGATCAACGATACGTCAACGAGTTCGTCGTTTGAAAACAAACCATATCCACTTTGGAGATCGCCTGCCTCCGGCGCATCATCTATACCACCAGTGAGTGAAATGCTTTGTTGTGCATCATTTACGTCCATCTTAGCAAAATCAGTACCACCGGCAGATGAAGTTCCCCAGTTGGTTCCAGTTGTAAGATGTCCTGCCCACCAAACCCACTTAGAACGATTGTTAATTACATTCTTGTAGTAGTTAGTTTGGTTGACATCATCTTTTGCGTCAGATGCCTTAGATACTCCTGCAAACTTTTCAAGAATAGTTCCAGCAGTACCAGTGATCTCACCATCTTCATCAATAATGATGATATTTAGTTCGTCATTACTAGAACTATTGTCTGCAGCCCAGTCACTAGTGCCAGGCACAGAATCAAAATCGTCCGTGTAAGTCCACTTAGTGCTACGAGTTGCGGTTGCAGCAACAGTACCAGTACCATCAACGGTAACGGTAACTGCCGGCGCACTTGCGTATCCAAAGCCTGGGTTTGTAACTGTGATTGCGGTCACGTTACCACCAGCAATAGTAGCGGTTGCAGTCGCGGTAATACCACCCAACGCAGTTGTCAAATCAGGAGCAGCGATTGTTACGGTTGCAGTAGTTCTGTCACCAGCACTATCCGTAGCGTTAAGTGCAATTGAAGCGATACTTGTATTGGTTGCAGAAAATTTATCTGCAATAGATACTTTCAAACTGTTACCAAGGGTGCCTGGATATTTTGCAGTCCAAGGCCCTACTGCGTCTAAAGCACTACTTGTTTTAGAATCGTAGTCATCTTCGTTCTTGACCAGAATTGCAGTTCCGGTACTTTTTGCGTTTCTGGCCGTATCAACGTCAACCTCTCGTACAACGAGAGCGTTTGATCCATATGCCAAGAAACTTGCAGTGGTCATAAAATCATAGTAGACACTTTGAGTTGGTTTACCAAAGCGTTCTACAAGATTATTTTCCGAATCAATTGATGTAATCTCATGAACCGGCCCCCATTGAAAATCCCCGACAATGCCCCCAATAGTAGTAGCAACTGCTGGGACAACGTTGGAAAGGTCTTTCTCTTGTACTAAGACGCCAGGTGAAATCTGGAAAGCCATGTTGTTCTCCTTCGTATTTCGGTTTTATTACTAATAAATAGTTGTTCCTGAGAATTATTTATAAAAAATCTTTTCTCTCGTTGGCCCACATCCAGTAGTCACCATCAATCACTTCTGCCTCCGGTTCAAGTCCATCCTCAACAAACCCAAACGGTGTGAGATCGTTTTGTATCGACCTCATCTCGGCATTATACAGTCCCTCTCTGATGTCAACATTAGTTAAATCTTTGAAGAAAGTGTTAGTAGTAAGCCATGCAAACAAAACCATGCACATGGCCAAATCGTCGTGATATCCCTCATCCGCAGAAAATGATCCACCTCTTTCCACGAATGTAGATAATTCATTAATACAGTCAGCATCCCAAATTAAAAACTTTGTCTCTTCTACCAAACTTTTTAGTGATAAACATCCCTGTCTCTTGACTGCTTTTGATGTTCTGACACCGAGAGTCGTTGACTTACCAAAGCCTGGCGATACATACTGTTTGTTCTTCTCTTGCACCGTACT